AGGCTTTCTTGTCGCGCTCGCGGCAAACCTGCGTTGTTGAACTGTCAATGATCGAAAGCCAACCGTAATGCGCGAATAGCGATGACGTAACGCCCTGCGAAACGACTTGGTCAACATGCGCAAACGCTGTGTCAATAACGGCCGATGCTTGCGCTTGAATCTTCGCGAACTGCGTTGAATTGCCTTGCTTGCTGCGCAATCCATTCAATTCAGCTAACGTTTCCGCAACCGTCTGACGGTTCGCATACGCCTTGCGAATCGTGTTTTCAACGTTCGCTTGCGCCGCACGCGCAAAACCGTTGATGAAGGGCAACAGCAGCAAACCGTTAGCAGGAATAGGCGCGTTCTTGATCGTAGACCAAAGCGACGGTTTGCCACTTGGCAAGATCGGCGCAAGCCCGTACAGGGGCGAGAAAAGTTCAACCTCGCTTTGCCGTTCGATAAATGCGAAGGCTTGACGCTCGCTAAACTGTTCCGCTTCCCCTGTCAGGAAATACGACTTAGCAGACGCATAAGCAACTGCGCTCACTTCAAGCCGAACTTGCATGAAGTCTTGCAACGAAGCAATTAGCTTTTCAGTGTACGCGCTATAAATGCGAGCCTGCGACTTACGAAGCGATAACAGCAAGCGGTTAAGTTCCGCCTTGCTTAACCCGTCAAGTGACTTGTAATTGACACGGGCAAACAGCTTGCGCAAATCTTCATCAACCGCCGCAAGAACCAAATTGAATTGCAACGTTTGGTGAAGCTTGACATTTTCAACGAACAGAGCAAGCGCCGTTGTAATGTCTAACAACACTTCGTTTTCGCGTGCCATAAGCTATGCCCACATTATGCGCCGGCTGGCGGCTCTTGACTGAACTGCGGATCATGCTTTGCAGCCTGTTCAAGCGCGGCAACCTGTTCGTCTGCAATTTCCTTTTGCGCCTTTTCGTCGTCTTCGGTTGCGGTGCCTTGGCGGCGAAGCTGTGCGCGCATTTCCTTGAACGTAATTGCACCCTTTTGCCAAGCGTCAATAACCTTGATGATTTCTTCAAACGTCAGGTCAGAAATTTCAAAGTCGGTGTTTAACTGGAATTCAATTCCGGTAGCTTCTCCGCCCATCAATTCAGACGCATAACCCAGCGCCCAACGATAAGCAATGCTTACGTTGTTAGCGCAGTTGGCGAGCGTAGAAGTTTCGGCGGCATTGTCCATGCTCGCTTCTTTGGCGGTACGTTGGACGGTCTTTTGTTCAACAAGCTTTGCGCCAAGGGCGACCATTTGCCGCTCTTTCGCTTCCATTGCTTCTTTCAACATCGACCGTTCTTCGGCCTGCAACAGCTTTGCATCTGCGCCGGTCGGAAGCGGAATGCCGCCGCGTGAGCCGAACGTCAGCTTGCCGTTAAGAACTTTCTTAACCCATTCTTCGGTCAAGCCGCTTGCAACCACTGTGGGTTGACCAACGACGAAGCACGCTTCTTCATAGTCGGCGCTGTTACGATAGTGCGCCAGATTAAGCGACGCCATATCGTAGAAATTCGGATTGTCCGGGTTAACGTCGTTGTTTTGACTGCCGATAAAATGGAATGGAATCTTTTTGATCGGCTGACCCTTCGCGTCCTTCGGTTCAATTGTAACTTCGCGAACGAAGTTGCCAGCCGGAACGCTAACGCCATCCCATTTCTTAGCTTGCGGGTCTTTCCAAATTTCTTGAATGTAGTTGCCCTGATCGTTCAACTTCAACACGCGAAATTGCGGAAGCGTCTTGATTTCAAAGCCGTCGTCAGTAACGGGGAAGCCTTCAAGCAAAACGACTAGCGTTAAAACTTCCTCGCTGCCGCGTTCTTCAACGCGCCAGTTGATTATCTCAAGCGGCCCATACGCATAAATCGTCGGGCGAGCGCGGCCCGATTCAAGATCGTCAACCGATGCGCCTTTGCCGCCGGTATCGGTAAAGTCTACGAATAGGCCGCTTCGCGAATACGCGATAACATGGCGAAGCGAAGTTTCGGCAAGCTGCATTAACGTTGTGCCGGTGCCGGTTACGTTTTCCGTCATGCGCTGCAACGACGGCGGAACCTTTACAACCGGATCAACGCCAAAGACTTGACCAACCAAGCCGTTGAGCGTCCGACGACAAACGTTATAGAAAACCGCACGCAGCTTATACGCTTGGTAACGCAAGCGGTTTTCGGGCGACTTGTCTTCGGCGTTTGGCATCGGAAGATAAGTCGTGCCAGCCGCTTTAACGGTGACTTCACCAGCGATGCAGTCACGAATCGCCGTGTACTCCGGCAAAAGCCGGGTAAGCTCCGGGCGAACAAACGCGACGTTCGGCGCTTTGGTCGTGGTACGAACTAATACGGCCATTTGCTTACCCTTTAAGTCGGAAGAACAACCTTGAAGGAACGTGCAATTTTATTGCTGCCCTTCAACACGCGATAACGAACCATATCCCAACTGTGATCTTCTGCGTCGGTATCTACGTCGTCAGTTTTGACGGGATCGCGTGGAAGTTTGGGAATGAGCTTAATACTAGCATGGCAATTGCGCATGAAGTAGACCGCCGGCCCTTCACCCTTCAACGCATTGTTCAAGCGTTCTCTAAACAATTCCATTCCGTTTTTACGCGAACCCGGCGACTTATCTGATTCTTCCCAGCTAATACCAACTGCCGCCATCTTCTTTTCAATGGTATCAACGTCGGCTTCTTTCACGTCGCGAATTTGGTTATCCGCAGGACCGGGCCAAGGCTGTGACGAAATCCAACCGTTCGCCATTAGCGCAATTTCAAAGTCCCTGATTTTTTCCGCTACTTCGGTTGAAGGCTTCTTAACGCCTTTGTTCGTACCTATCTTTTCGCTACCGTAGTATTCAAAGAATTGAACAAGCGTACCCGGCGGCGGACAGAACTTGTAGACATTAGGACCATCAATAACCGTAGCTTCCTCGCCGTTCGCTTCGGCCCACCAGCCCACAGAGAACGGATGCGAACTGCCCCAATCGAACGAACGGTCGATTTCCCAACCGGGCGGGATTACGAAGCGCGGCACGACATGAACTTCGGCCCGCCACAAGTCGCCAAATGCGTCGCCTGCTGCGATATCCCAATCGCCATGCAACCATGCTTTACGCAAATTCGGATCGGTAATGCTTTCGAGTTCCGCGACGTACTCAGGCGGTAGATATTTGTTCTCGCGATACGAACCGAAGATTGCAACTTGAGTCTTCGTGACGATTTCGTTTTTCTGCGTCTGCGGGTTGAATACTTCAACGTCAGTACGCACAACGACGCCGCGCGGTGCAGGATCAATGAATTGATCTTTCACCCAATTGTGACCGGGGCCATGCGGGTTTGTTGTTGAAAAGACTTCAAGCGGAATTGGCGGAAGCGGCTTTTTATCTGGCGTCAAATACTCGCCGGTTTTGCTGTTCTTCGGCGTGTCGCGTTCCGGGTCAAACGTTGACCGATTAACGGACATGAACTTTTTATAAAGGTCGTTACTTGGATGCTTAGTTAACTCGTTCCATCCAATGAACGGATATTCGTGACCGTGGAAACCTTCATAGTCAGCAAGCTTCTTGACGTGACGGAATAGCAATTCTTCGCCAGTCGGCCAAACCCATTTGTATTGCGAAGCTGATTCAAGAAACTTTGCACCATCGTCAAACTTCAAAAACCACTTCTTTGATTCAGCTACTAGGCCGGCTAAGTGGTCAAACTCCAAATCAAAAATTACGCCGCGCCAATACTCGCCGTAACCGATGCCAACTCGGCGGCGATAGCGCATTAGCTGTGTGATGGTTTTGCCGGGACCGCGTGCGCCTTCGTACAAAGTATGATGGCAGCGGGAATCAATCGCGAGTTCTTGCGACGTTCCGGGCAGCGGTTGCCAAATTACTTCGTAATCGTTTGGCTTCGCTAGTTCAGTGTCGGGAAGCACTAACATCAATTAGCTTCCGCTGTTGTTCGGCTGCCCTGCGTTCCCATTCTTCATTGCTGCCCAAGTCCTTTACGATCATCACTTTGTTGTTATTGACTTGAACGTTTACGTTCGTGTCAGCCTTAGAAATGAAACCGCGAACTTCGGCATACAGTTTGTAGAACTTATGTTGAACGTCACCGTCCCATGACTTGCGCGCACATTCCAACACTTCACGCGCAAAGTCTGCTTTAGTTCCGATAAAATCTAATTCATCGTTTGCAAGCGTTCTGATTTGCTTTTGTGCTTCGATGACTTGCGGCGAATCCCATAGCTTATGCGCCATCTTAAGCGCTTCGCCAGTGTCCGACGTGATCGTTAAAGCCGCTTGGAATCGGCCTTCCGGGGTTTGCGGATGACGTAAGAGCGCATCGGCAAACCGCACGATTAAGCGCGCTTCATCGTCAACGAGAACGGCCGGCATAGTTTCCATGTAGGAACTATAACCGGCCGTTGTGTCATTTGCCAGACTTGCCGCAATTCCTTTCCCATGCGTTATTGTGGGCTAGGATTTGCCTTGCGGTTTCTGGCGAAAGTTGATCTTGCGTCTTGCTTATGTAGATCGGCGTTACCCATTTGCAAGCGGTGTCGATAACTACAGGGTCAGGCGTTTTGTCAATCCCTAGCCCATCTGTCTTGCAACTCGTCAATAACAGCGTCATCGCCAAGACGATTAACTTTGTCGGTTTCATCCTTCGCCCCTTGGATCGCTTCGACTTCGGCAGCCGCTTGCGCCTGTGCGTTTTCTACCTTGCGCACGGCTTCGTTATCAATGCGTTCAATTTCGGCTTCGTTGTGTTCTTCGTCGGCTTCAAGCGCGCCTTTGCGCTTTGCGTTTTGATAGAAGCCGAAGACGACAAGAACAGCCGCACCGATTGCAACGGCGTATGCCCACAATCTAGCCCCGGCCTTCGCTAACCATGCTTGGATCATAAGTCACCCGTTGCCTGTATGTCTTCCCATCCGATGCCTTCGCCGAATGCGTCTTTCATGGCGTCTTCCCCATTTGGAAGTCACGCAGCGATAAACCGCCCGTGTATTGGAAGTGCGGAAACTCTTTAAACGTCTTCCAGCGACCGGCCCACTCTAAGCCGATTTCTTCGCCGATTTCGCCGATTGCTTGCCACAACTTACCGTCTTCGCCAGACGTGCCCCAAACGGGTTTGCCGCCACGAAGCGGCACAACGTCAAACGCTACGCGCCAGTTGTGATACGATTGCCCGCCCTTAGCGTTCGTTACGCGCCTGCCCGGCTTCGTCCGACCTTGCGCGTAAAGGGCATCTTGTGATTCGTGATCGCGATAAGTCGAAGTGACAAGAATGTCAATACCTTCATCTTTGCAACGATCAAGAAACGCGCGTGCCATCGTTTCAACAATGGGCAATAAATCGTCAAGCTTGCGGCTGTTAATCACGGCTTTTGTTCCAGCTTGGCAAGCTCTAACTTCGCCTGTTTGATGAACTTAGCGATGACGCCAAGCGCAACAATGCCGACGCCAATTAGCGGCTTGTATTGCGCCGGGATTGCTGCTTTAAGGTCTTCGGGCAGCATGGCCCAAACCTGCAACAGCCAATCAGGCGACGCGATCAAAACGCCAGTCAAGGCCGTGCCAACAGTCGTTAACCAAAACGACCATTGACGGAAGATTAAGCGCCAATGTGCGACTAATTGCGGCTTGAGCTTCATTCTTTGCCCCCTTCGGGTACGGGCTGCGAAATGCCTAGCTTCGTTTCGATAATCAAAGTTCGGCGATCTAACGCGTTGTCGGCTGCGTCGTACTTTTGAATTTGGCTCCAACCCCAGCCGATTAAACCAACGCACGTGAACAAGACTGCGCCGCTAGCCTTCCATATCCAAGCATGAAGCATCGTGGTCCGGTCTACGGCTGAAATACGTTCGCCGTTCTCGCGGATCGCGTTGAACGCACGGTCAAACTTTTGGCCGTGTTCGGTCAATTGAGCTTGCATAACTGGAATAGCCCCAAGCTGCGCCGATTGCGCCGTTAACATCCCTTTTAACTCTGACTGTTGCCGCATAACGGTGTCTAACCGTTCGATCAATACGGCGACAGTTGCGTCTGCAACGTGCATGGGTTGTCCGTCCAATGTCGTTGCCCTTGCGTTCGGCCCTGTTGGGTTCGCATGGTACAGGGCCAGCGGCAGGCAAGGGAAGCGCCGGGCGGCCCGTAGCGCGCGATTCTGCGCGCCTGACAGGCAAAAAGAAAGCCCCGGATTGCTCCGGGGCTTTCCAACGCTGCGGCGGCTCACGGTGGCCGGCGCTACGTTACTCGATACGCCACACTCGCGCGCCACCTTCGACGGCACGAACGACGAACTTGCGGGTATAACGCAGGGCCGGAACTTCGTTGCCCTTCTTGTCCTTGCGGGTCTGGCCTTCGATTTCCTCGGCGTAACGGCGGGTTGCGCTCGAAACGGTCGAAGCAAGCGACTTGGCAACGTTCGGCTTTTCGGCGGTGTTCGGCACGAAGAACGATTGGCCCTTCTGCAACTGGTCGAAGGGATAGGTTTCGCCGCCACGGCCACGGCCGACAACGGGGGCGAGTTCGATGCCGTCTTCGATGGCGAACTGCGGCTTGGAAGCGGCCGGAGCGGCCGGGGTGCTGGTCTGCGACATGGAATCAATGCCCTTTGCGGTGGCGCGGGTCGCGATTTCGCCCGCATCGTTGGTCATGGACTCGTTAACTTCAACGAGGCCGGCGGCAAGCGCTTCGCGATGCGCTTCCGGGGAAGTATACACGAAGGTTCCTTCCTGCGCAGCCTTGACAATTGCGGCCATGTCAAGGGCGGTGGTCTTGGACTTCGGCTTACGAGCGGCCATGTTCGTTTTCCTCTAAGTGTTTGGTTGGGAGTGCAAGCGAATGATACGGACTTTAAAACGCGTGTCAACAACTATTTCGTTAAATCTTCGTTAAACTTTGGCGGATTTTCGCCGCCGCAATCTTCCTTGAACGTTTTGTTGTAGTCCGGCCAGATTCCAGCCCGGACATTGTTGCAATACTGTTCCTGCGCGGCGGTCACGTCATCTTTGCCCACACAGGCGGCAACGATGAGTGACCCAACCATGACGCCTATTGCGAAGGTGCGTAAACGGCTCATCGGAATTCGACCGTGTAGGAGCCGTCAACTTCACGGCTCGCGTAAGGCGTCAGGTTGAATGTTTCAGGAATGATGCCGCGCGTTCTTTCGACGGCATCGGCCTTGGCTTCGTCAAATCCGCTCGCCTGAATGTTACGCACGAACACACGCATATCAACTTGAACCATGCGGGGTTCGCGAGTAACTACGCGGTTCGGGTTCGGCACGTCAACAAGGTCAGGTTGAACGAATATGGCGTTCATGCCCTGTTCTTCCTGCTGTAGCGGTTGCCGCCGTATTTGTGGGCACTGCGCGGATGCTTGCGCACGTTGCGGCGCTTGGCCTTGGCGCGCTTGTCGCGGGCAACGCTGCTGTTGCAACGCGATTGGCCGTTAAGACTCTTGGGGTTGTTTCCGTACAGCATTGCGAACGATGCGCCGAAAGTCGGATTGCCGATTCCAGCAAGACCAGCAGCAAGTTCGGAGATAACAAGACTACGGTTCGAGCTTCCCATTACTAAATCCCCTTCGGTTGTTTTGTGGTCAATTATGTGAACGCCATCTATTGAAAGTGCGTCCACTCTTGATGCTAGCTGCTTCAATCTAGCTGCGTCAATATGGTGTTCTTCGTCAATAATCAGAATATGGTTCATCGGGCTCGTAATCCGGTTCCGGGTCGCTTTCTACGGAATACGTAAAACGTTCGTCGTATTCGCCGTTTTCGTACATAACATCTGCCAATTCGCCAAGCCCCTTCGGCAGTTGTTCGTAAGAAACTTCCTTCCCGTCGATGAAATACGACGGATCGCCCAAGTCGTAATCGGCCGGATCGTGATACGTGGCTGGCGTATAGCTATAGCCGTACTTAACGGACAGTTCGCGACCGTCTTTCATTTCGAATGTAACCGTTGCGATTGGCATTAGCTTAGCCCCCAAGTAAAGCCGACAGGCGCAACGACACCCGCGCGCACGTCTTCGGCGTTATTTAGAATCGCTTTGGCATACTTATTGCTTGCCGAAATAAGTTTGCCGTCTTGTTCAATTGTGTCAACTTCGCCATATTCGTCAAAGGTGACAACAAAACGAACAGGTGACAAGCTGCGCGAACCTTTGCGGGGAAGATACTTAACAAGCGTGCGTTTCATTTGCCGTACCCCTTTCGTTCAAGATGGGGATAGATTACGGCGTCCTTTTCAGCCTGTCAAGCGTCAATAAATACGTTGTTCAGGTTGCGTTCAGCTTGCCAATTTCGACGCCGCAGGCCATGTAATAAGTTTGCTTTGTTGGGGAACGGCGAATAAAGCCTTCGCGATCAACCCAATAATAGACTTCGCCTGTAGCGAACTTGTCGTTCAATGCCTGCGCTACTTCGTTCGCCGATAAGCCCCGAACATTATGCAACACGAAGAATGCAACTTTTGCGTTGATGATTTCGCAGCGAACACAGGCCATGGCGTTAGTTCCATCCGGGGATGATTTCGTTAGGGTCGCCGCCTGCTGCGGCATACCCGCGCGTATACGCTGCGGCGCAATCGTGCCGCATTTCGCCGCCGCAGTTGCTACAGGTAAACTTAGCGCTTGGTGTGAATGCTGGTAGCGTCGGAAAGTGATGACGCTTGCATGAGTCAAGGCGTTGTTGATTCGCCTTGACTTCGGCATAGATCAATTCGAACGCTGGAATTGGCATTCCTTTCGGCTTATCCATACGTCAAATATTCCTGTATAACTTGAACGGCCTTTTCCCAATGATCGCAGCAGACGTAGCCGAAGCCTTGCGACTGTACGAACGCGCCGAATTCCTTTTGCTCTGACGTTTCTTTGCCACCGGGCTTTTTCATTTCGATATAAAGCCCGCTGTATTCGCCGCGCTTGACGGGCAAACACAGATCGCTAACGCCAGTCTTTACGCCTTCGGCCTTCAACTGCGCGCCACGAATCATGCGGGCTCGCTGCGTGTCGCCACGACTGCCGCCGTTCGGTATGTGATGCAGCCAACGAAGCTCAGGCCAGCGCGACAGGTGCAACGCAGCCCAAGCGAAAACGGCCCGTTGATGGCCGCTTTCGGTGCTTGATTTTGCAAGGTCTTCGGGCTTCATTTGCGAAGCCTGCGCCAAACATAAAGCGACGCAGCGCCGCAGAACCAACCTACGATGAAATCGACGTTCATGCGGTCGCGCTCGGCGTGATGGAATGACGCGCCCGCTTTTCTTCACCCTCGCGGCGCTTAAGCTCCATCTTCATGCGATGAAGCGTCGATTGCAGAACCGACAGGGAATCGCGGTGTTTGTGATGATCCTTGCTGCGCTGAATCATCGTAACGCGTTCGTCCGTCTTGCGGATTTCGTTGCGTAACGTGATCGTGTCAAACTCGGCGAACTTATGCGCCATGTCTTCGCGTGTCTTCACTCTAAACCCCTCTTGTCGCGGCAGCGTCCGCAAGCGCATTCGTCTACCGATGGAATATAAACAACGCGGGCGAAATGCTCCCCACAATAGAAGCATTCGCCCGGTTCGCCTTTTGGTATCTCGGCGGCTTGTCGCCGCGCTTCGGCTTCGAATAAAGCCGTTTCTTTTTCAATGCGTTCGTTGGTTGCGTCGATTTCGTCTGCCACGTCCTTTCCCCTAGTCAGCGTATGGTGTATACGCACAGCCCCGAAGACCCGGAGCCTTGCGCTTTTGCTTGGCCTTGTCAAGTGCCCTTTGCAGCAGGGCAATAACTTCGTCTATCGGTTCGGCGATTTGCGTCTGCCGGTGCCGCAGAGTAGCCGCGCGAATATCTTGCGTGAATTTGCCGCTCCAATTCGAAGCGTCGCGCGCAGTACGCAGCTTGTTTAAAGCTCGCTCTAAGTCACGCTTTCGCATAGCTTCCCCTGAAAACCCCGGCCATTGCTGACCGGGGTTTCGTTTGTTATTCGGTAACGAGTACGGCCAGCGCCTTAGCCTTGGACTTCATCACGCCGTTGATATGCCAGCGTTCGCCGCAGTTCGTGGTCACGTACAGCTTCACGCCGTTGAAGGTGCGAAGGCAACCCATCGGCTTACCGATTTCATAACCCTTGGCAATGGATTCGTTTTTCATTTCTTCCATAACCTTTTGCGCTTCAATCTTGTTCATTGCTTTAGTCCGTCGCCGTGGTTGATGGGTAAAGATTGCGCCCATAAACTACGTTTGTCAACTACGTTTTAACCGTTCGTCGGTCGAATACGACCGTTTATCGCGGCTGCGCATTTAGGGCAAGTTGCGGTGCCGTCCCTGTGAAGCAACCAACCGCGACGCCTAGCGGCTTTACGGCACTTGCTACCTAGCTCATGCGTGTATTGGTGCGGAAATTCGCCGTATTCGTGATGCGCCGCATCATACTTACAATATAGGTCTAGTGTGTAGCCGCCTGCTATAAAAAGTGGGTTGGTTTTAAGCTGCACGTTACTTGCCCCTTAGATACGTTGCAGCCCGCTGCCAGCCATTGCGCCAAGCTTGGGCCAAGTCTGAATCCTGCGGAAAATACGGGCAATCAATGAGCTTTTGCCCGGCCATGTGCGCGCTAAATCCTTCGCTTAGTTGCGACTGTAGCTGAACCTTTACGTCATGCTGTGTGAAGTCAAGCGTTGTCATTCACCTTGGCCTCGTTATAACACTTGATACATTCCGAAGTCTTAGGTGCTACTTGCTGCCCGTAGCGTTGACCGCGTGGCACGCGGCCGTTACATGGCACTTCATGTCCGCATTCAAGCTTGCACGTAAACCAATTGCTGCTAATGCTTCCGCTTTTGTAAGAGCTTACGACTTTGCGACGCGGAAACTTTCGTTTAGTGTCGGCCATCATGGCGCATCCTAAGTTCAATGATTTTGTTCGCACGGTTGATGATTAGTTGTTCTTCCTGCGCCGCGTACCTGTCCCAATTCACACGATACTTATACGGAACGGTCTTATCGGCCGCCTTTTCGCGATACTTCACCAAGCGCCGTGATGCTTCAACGGCGCATTCGGCTACGAAGTTGCGCAGGGATTCGGTTGCGCTCACGGCTGCACCTCAAAGCGGGCGAGGGCGGCGCGGCGCGTTGCGTCATGGTCGCCAAGGCCGCGATTAGCCAGTTCCGTTACCAGACGCGACTTATCGCGCGTGGAAAGGCCGTCGTTGATGTATGACAGGAGGACGGCGACAAGCTGCGCGTCGCGCCTCTGCTGCTCCACCAGCTCGGCCACGGCGGCGCGGGCTTCGCGAATTCGATCCATCGTGGAATCGGGGTGTGCGTCGCACTCGATGACGTCATCCATCACCGCCAGCGGGTTGGGCTTCGTATTCATGTTACACCCCCAACCGGCGAGCAATGACGCGACCGGCGACGAAGGCGATAACGACAATAACGGCGAAGATTGCGATTTCCATTGCGGCGGTTCCTGTTGGGTATGGGAAAAGACTACGCCGCCTGACAGGCTATGTCAAGCGGCGCAAACTACGTCGTTCAGGTTCGGTTCAGGTTTCAATTAGCCGCCTGTTTTCCATCCGGTATCAGGCACAGGGATTGCGGCTCGCCCTTCGTAGCTAACTACGTTGACAGGCTCGGGCTTGCGAAGCGCTCGGCCTACTTCTTGACTGCCCACATGATAGCGAAACGTCGGCGTCGGGTTGTCGCCTAGGGCGTAGCGCTCTACGCTTGTGACGTTGCCTGCGTCGTCGTACAACTCAAGGTCAACGCAATGGTCATTGCCGTAGATCGGCCCGCGCTTACCATTCAACGGGCCACCGATCAACATGCACTCAACGGGCTTTGCGCTCATGGCTGCTGTTCCTTGTGATGAACCAACGACGAATGCGGCCGAACAGCGAATCAGGGTCAATGATTACGACTTCACCGTTCAACAGTTCGGTTGTAGGGAACGGAAAGCGCTGTTCGTCAGTATGACGAACAATGTATTCGCGTTCTTCGTCAGCAACTAAAACCTTCGTTTGCTTTACGCCGTTCAAGTAGATTTCGCAGCGAAACGTCAGGTTCA